AGTCTTTAGTATTGAAGAATATCAAAAAGGTGAACTTACTGTATTTAACCAATTACGAGAAGGTATAAGAAATATGATTTTAGAATCTAAGGAGCTTGAAGGACAATCTCAAGAAGATGTAAAAGAATATGGAGAAAATGATATTGACCCAGATGACACAGTACCATTTTAATGACGGAATGATAGAGTTCTATAACAAAGATGGATATTTAATTGACCTACAAGGAACAGTTATTAAAGACCATAAAGGTAGAGAAATATTTATACCTTCTGAATATAGAAAATATTATAAAAAGTTAGATGTTTAAAGCATTTATAATTACACTATGGATTCAATACGAAGGTGCTTTATATGTAAAGTATGCACTTCCCTTTCAATCAGAATGTAATGTATTTACTTGGTGGAGTGTGCAAGAACAGTTTGAACAAAGTCCTATGGATATTGTGGCTATGAAATGTACTCCACTTCATAAATTTAAATTAGATAAAAGGATATATAATAATGAACTTAACTAATAAAATGAACCTTCCCCTAGCTATTAAACGTGCAGTAGAGAATGATCCTTATGACCCCTCCGGATCAGATATATCTACTACACGTTTGATAGCACCCCCTTTAATTAGACACCTAGAGGTAAAGCATAAAGATGAAATAGAAGAAGATGTATCAGATAGAATATGGTCTTTAATTGGTCAATCAGTACATCATATTATAGAAAGAGCAGAAACAGAAAATGATTTATCAGAAATAAGATTGTTTTATAACGATACTGCTATTACTAATAATTGGACAATATCTGGACAATTTGATTACATAACAGGAGATGGAGAACTTATAGATTTTAAAGTTACTTCAGCTTGGTCGGCCCTAGATGCTTTGCAAAATGGTAAAGATGAATGGGAAGAACAATTAAATATATTAGATTTTTTAGTTAGACATAATCCAGATAAAGTCAATATAAAAATAAATAAATTATATATTATAGCTATATTAAGAGATTGGTCTAAACTACAAGCTAGTAAATCAGATAACTATCCTCAAGCACAAGTTGTTAAGATACCTATTAGGTTATGGTCAGAAGAAGAACAAGAACATTTTATCAGAGAAAGAATAAGACTACATCAACAAGCAGATATAGAAGAACCGGATATATGTACACCTAAAGAAAGATGGAGAAAAGAAGATAGCTTTGCAGTTATGAAAGATGGTAGAAAATCTGCACTAAGGGTATTACCTACACTAGAAAAAGCAAAACAATATCTTACTGAAAACAATATGAAAGAAGGTAAGGGTTGTATGATAGTACATAGAGCAGGTGAAGATATAAGATGTGCCAACTACTGTAGAGTAAATAAATGGTGTAAGCACTTTAATGATACCATATTCTAATTAACTTAAATACACTTGCATAATTCATAAATACCCCTAACATTGTTCTTATGTGGGATAAAATTAAAGAACAATGGGAGAACCTAGCATTGACTATATATGAATGGATAGTTCTTGCATTACTAATAATAATTCTTTTGAATGTTTGGTAGATGTTTCAAGCACTAATAGCACCTGTTGCTAATTTAGTTGGAACATATATCAAGGGTAAGCAAGAAAAAGCAAAATTAAAAACCCAAGTAGAACTTACTAAACTTCAAGCAGCAAAAAAACAGATAGAGAAAGATGGAGTGTGGGAAGAAAAAGCTATGTCTGCATCTGATAATTCTTGGAAAGATGAAGCTTGGACTCTTACCTTTATTTCAATAATTTTTGCATCCTTCATACCTGCACTTCAACCCTATATGCAACAAGGGTTTTTGTTTCTAAAAAACGATTGTCCTGATTGGATATCGTATGGCATATTAGCAAGTATTGCAGGATCATTTGGGCTTAAAGGTATAGCAAAAATAAAAAAATAATGTTTCATAATTTAGAAGAACTTAAAGAAAGAATAAAAACTCACGAAGGTTTTGTTAATTATGTGTATAAAGACACATTAGGGAAACGAACTGTTGGGTATGGACATTTATGCACAGATGATGAAGAATGGATTGATGGTGAATGTTATGGACACGATTACCTAAATGATGTTTTTGAAATTGACTTTAATGAAGCTGTAAACCAAGCAGAAAAATTAATTGGAGATACTATCATTAAAAACAAAGCAGCCGAAATTATAGTTGAAATGGTTTTTCAATTAGGTATGAGTGGAGTAAGTAAGTTTAAAAAAATGTGGGCAGCATTAGAAAATCAAGATTATGCAGAAGCATCTGCACAAATGTTAGATTCTAAATGGGCAACACAAACTAAAAACAGAGCAGAATCCCTAGCCAAAATAATGCGTAGTCTTGCATAATCCCTAAAATATGGTATTTTTGTACCTGTGGATAACTTGTGTAAATAAAAATGTATAAAAGAATACTAGTTATTAGTGATATGCATATACCCTATCATCATAAAGATAGTTTTGCATTTCTCAAAGAAATAAAAAAACAATATAAACCAGACTTTGTTGTTAATATTGGTGATCTATTAGACTTTCACGCAATAAGTATGCACTCACATAATCCAGACTTACCATCAGCAGGTGATGAATTACGCATTTCTAAAGAATATATTAAAGAATTAGAATCTGTATTCCCTAATATGATTGAAGTAGAAAGCAATCATTCTAGTATGGTTTATCGCAGAGCATTAAAATATGGAATGAGTACAGAATTTTTAAAAAGTTATGGAGATTTTCTTGGCACAAAAAAATGGCAATGGACAGATGACCTCACACTAGAAATGTCTAATAAACAAAAATGTTTTTTTACTCACGGCAGAGCAACAGATGTACTTAAAGTATCACAAACAATGGGTATGTCAGCAGTACAAGGACACTATCATACTAAATTTCTTATACAATGGTGGGCAAACCCAGATAATTTATATTTTGCTATGAATGTAGGTTGTTTAATAAACCAAAAAAGTATGGCATTTAGTTATGCTAAAAACTTTAAAACAAGATTTATAGTCGGATGTGGTATTATTATAGATGGTGTGCCTAAACTATTACCTATGATATTAAATAATAAAGGTAAATGGATTAAAAAATTAGTTTAGTATAAAGTAAAATTCTGCACCTAGGATAGCCGAACCAACAATTACTGCACCAAACCATATAATTGTATTAATTCTTCGTCTACGAGCTTCTAATCGCCTTTTAATAGCATCTTTATGTTCTTTTCTTTGTCTTGCTATTTCTTTTTGTAATGCTTCCCATTGCACTAACCCATCAGGTGCATATAATAAAAATATTTCTCGCAACTGATTTCTCATTTTTTCTATTTCCATTTTTCTTAAATGAGCAGCTATTGCATTTTGTTCTATACTACTAAACTTACCAAATACACTTTTACCTTTATTACTAGAATGTGTATCTATATGTGATTCTGCTTCTGCCCATTTCATAATAGGACTAGCAAGATCAGTTAAATCTTTGCCAACTTTTATTCCCTGTTGTATTAAACCTATTGCAGACTTAGTAGCTGCAAATGCTGTAATTGGGTCTACTAACATTTCCCCTCACTTTTTTTTCTTATGCCTTGCTGCAAAATTTTTTGCTGCTGCTACACTACCAAATCCCCATTTTTTTAGTGCTAATGCTTTCCTAGTTGGTCTACCTTTGCTATCCTTCATAGGACCTTTCATCCCTGAAAACCGAGCAGCAAAACTAACTCGTCTAGGATTAGTTCCTTTTTTAACAGGAGGTTTTAAATTAGCACCTTCTTTTTTTTTAAAGTATGCTCTACCTTTTGCTGTTAATCCACCTGTTTTACTTTTATGTTCTTTTCTCATATTGCTTTTATTGCTATTGCTATTACTAAAGATACTGTAGATATTGTAGATGCCATAATTAACATTTCAAGTCTTTTTATTCTACCTTCTAATTTTTCTAATTGCATTTTTGTCATATCTCTATACACAGCACATTCTCTTTCGTGTGCTTCTAATTCAGTTGCTACATTCTGTATAGTTTTATTTGACATTTTTTTTATAACCCCATCTGTTTTCAGACTTATCCCATACACCTTTCATAGCTTTAGGTATCTTAATTAAAAAATTACTAAACCTAATAAAATTTTTAGTAAGCATCATCTTTCATATTCCTTAATATCTTTATTATTAGGTAATGTTTGCATTGTTGCTAGTACATCTATAGTTCCATCTTTATTATATGTACTTTCAAACAATGCTTTTAATTTATCAAGAGTATCGCAATTATCTATAGCTGTGCATATTTCATCAGCTTTTGTTCTAACAGATGCTCTAAATGTAGTAACTGCATTTGGTATAGATTTACTAGAATCTTCAGCTTTTCTTACTACCATCCAATCTGTTGGTCTTAACAATCCTGTAGCTTGTTGTTTTATTTGTTCTTTATAAATAGTTTTTAATCCTTTTGTAACAACTTGATCTCCATATTCATCTAATAATGGATTACCATTTTCATCTACTTCATTAACATCATTTATATTTTTATTTTTTTTTGCAATAGTTTCTGTAACTGTACCTGCATCATCATCAACTGCATATGATATTGCACCTTGTGTTTCAAACTTATCATCTG